GGGGGGGGGGGGGTAAACGCTCCCTAACTACCCCGAAAAGGCCCGGAACGGGCCGCTGGGCAGGGAGAAAAACGCCCCCTTACAGCCGAACGAGCTTAGAAGTGACGAAAGGGGGCGAAAAACTTGAATAAAAAGGATAAGATTATTTTTATCGCAGCAACCGCTTTTTTGTTTTTGAGTTTGTTTGTGTTTTCGGCATTATTCGACGATAGAATACTCTCAAAAGCGAGTTTTACGGCTACTCTCACGATTGAGTTGCTTTTATATTTAGGCTATATCATCTACCTGTTACGAAAGCATTTTTCAGCAGGAAAGCGGGCAAAAGAACGCCGTATGTTACGACATGGAGCTACAATGACTGCAACCCTCAAGCATATAGAGGGACTTCCGATTGCGCAAGGCGTTCCTGTTGAAGTCTACTACGGCCCGGAGAAAGTCGTATTCAAAAAGGACAAGCAGGAAATTTCAATCGCAAGAAGCAAAATCACGGGCATAGACTGTGTGACAGGGAAAGATATTAAGTCCAGGCAGTTGGCCGGAGCAGCCACGGGGAAGTACCTGCTTGGAGGTATGACCGGAGCCGTTATAGGCTCATTGGCAGCCACAACGACCTATCTTGTCATTTCATACACCAGCGACGGCAGAGACAAATATGTTATGCTTGATACGGCGGCCAGCGGAACATTCGCCCTCAAGTTGCAAAAGGACTTTAAGAAGCACGACACCTCCGCCCCCAGCTCAATAGAGCTTTAAGGGAGGGCGGCCATGATGAACAAAGAACAGGCAGAGGCAGCACTCCGGGCAGCACTTGAGAAGATATCCAGCGGCTTTGTGGATAGCCTCAAAACAGACAGCATGAAGAATGCCCTCGGCGCAGCGCAGGACGTAGACGGCATGAGCGACGAGGATTTCAGCAACCTATTGGCAGGGCGCATGAGCATACTGGACGAGGAGGAGCGCAGGGAGGCCGCCAAAATGGTAGGTCGTAAGATAGCCTGCTGGCATGGCGGGGAGAACGAACCGCTCTCTCTCCGGGAGGAGATTTTGCTCGATCTGCAAACCATGATTAAGAGGCACGACTATTACGCAGACAGATCATAAATATTTCCGTGAGTTTCAGACACGGAAAGAACCGAAAACCGCCGGAATGATACGGAATTAACCCGGATTTATACGGAAACAGCGAAAAATATGCAGAGAATATTCAAAATAATCCGATTTTCACGCTTTTATTTCAGTGGAGGAAAACCACGATAACCGGGCATTTCCGGGGAGAAAACTATATCATTCCGAGGTTTACGGAGTTATTCAGATACATAAAAACACCGACAGCAGGATTTAGAGCAACAGAAAGCCCTAAAGTATAGTATAGTAAAGTAAAGGATAGGAAAGTAGATTAAGAAAACCTGTAAAAGAAAACGGAGAGGAGGTTATCACTATGGCCGACAATTTCTATGCGCAGTGGTTCAGCCGGACGCAGCCCCGACGACTTACCCCGGAGGAACTTTGGCAGAGAGATACAGACCAGCTCCGCAGCATGGCAACGTCTGAATTTGGCGAGTTTTGCAAAGAGCGGTTTAATATCCCGGAAGTCACGGAGGCAGAGAAGATATTCAAGGCGGCGTTGCAGGAGATCACAGACCCGGAGCTGCGGAATAAGATTGACATGGCAGCCGGGAAGATTTCATACGCCTATGAAATACTCGGATTTTGCGCCGGGCATTTCTCGCAGGACAGCCGGAGCAGGGCGGCATTTTTTTGAGCCTATTAGTGATAACTTTAGAATTGTTACAAATAGTGGTACGCTTTTTTTTGTCTGAATCGTACCTTGCACAAAACGGTAAAGCCAGTTTGGAAAGGATGCTGCTTACCCGCAGGAA